GATCTACTGTCTCAGCGCGTCCTTACTGCCGAGCCGAGTAGCGTTGCGCTGACGGGTATCACGGCGACGTTGACCTATAACGTCTTGGGCTTTTTTGAGTTGACCGCTGAGCCAGGCAGCGTTGTCTCGACAGGCATAACCGTTGATCCGCTCTCTCAGCGCGTCCTCAGCGCCGAGCCGGGCAGTGCTGCCTCGACGGGCATAGCGGCTGATTCTCTATTCCAACGCGTCCTCAGTGCCGATCCGAGCAGCGTTGCGCTGACGGGTGTTGCGATTGATCTACTGTCTCAGCGCGTCCTTACTGCCGAGCCGAGCAGTGTTGCGCTGACGGGTGTCGCGGCGACGTTGACCTATAACGTTCTAGGCTTTTTTACGTTGACGGCTGAGCCAGGCAGCGTCACCTACAGTGGACAAACAGTTGCCGCCCTTGCCCAACGGCTGCTGACTGCCACGCCCGAAGCTTTTGCGTTGACAGGCGTCTCTGCGACTGTCCATGTGACGCGTGTCGTGGACGCGCAACCAGGCGTGTACGTGCAGACCGGGCAACCGCTCACAGCACGCGCGTTTCGACTCTTGACGCTTGCACCAGGTCTCTCGACAGTCACTGGGGCGGGTGCCCTGATCGTGCAGGCCCGCCGTCTGATCGCAGCAGCAGGCTCCTATACCTGGACAGGGGAGGAAGCGGCATTGCTGCGGGCGGCATTGCTGCATGCCAGTCCTGGGACTGTTCTTTGGAATGGGGCTGTGGCAACATTGGTCTATTCAGCGGTCAACCTGCCGACGATAATCTTTTTTACTGGAGAGACATTTGTGACCGGGCAGACGAGCGGCGAAGTGGCTTTCTCTGGTGGGGTTTTTGCAGAAACGATCACGTAAAAGGGGTACAATTGGGCAATAAGACTTCTTGAGAAGAAAATACCTAAGCTAGAGGGTATCTCACTTATTGTTTTAGACCTAGCAGGAGGGTATTGTCACGGCTGCTTTTAACAAATTCAACGTTTTTCCTTTAGACCTCGGCGAAGGCACGCACCAGCTGCAGGCGGCGGGACATACGCTCGAAGTGTATCTGACGAATGCGGCGCCGAGTGCCTCTTTAGATGAGGTGAAGGCAGATTTAGCCGAGATTGTGAATGAAAATGGCTATACGGCTCCCGTGGATGTCCAGAATACCTATACTGCGGCAGCGGGTGTCGGGACGTTGCAGGGCGTCTCCCTGACGATTACGGCGAGTGGTGGGACGATCGGACCCTTTCAGTATGTCGTGTTGCAAAACACGACGCCCACGACGCCCGCGGATCCACTGATCGGGTGGTGGGACTATGGAAGTGCGGTGACCTTGCAGGCCCTGGAATCCTTTGACATTCTGTTCGACGGGGCGGCGGTGGCGTCGGCCGGGGATATTTTGACAATAGCCTAGCTGTGAGTTTTATGACCACAACGCCATTCGCCATTGCGGTCCTTGAGGGACAGACCGTCACGTATACGACGACGCTGCTTGACGAGGCCAGCGTCGCCGTTCCTGCGGCGGCGTTTACCGCCATCCGCCTGACGTACTATTCCGTGCAGAGTGGCGCCATTATCAATAGTCGTAATAATCAGAGCATTCTCAATGCCAATGAGGTCACGGTGGACGGGGCGGGGCTTTTGACGTGGAAACTGCAAGAGGCGGACGTCACGATGACGGAGAGTCCGAAGCCGTCTGTGACCACGTATCGGGCGGTGATGGTGTACGAATGGCTCGACGCGGCGACTGTACCGCGTCAGGCCGTCCGCGAGATTGATGTGACGATCCAGGCTATCACCAACGGACCGTTCACGGCATAGGAGAAGTGTACATGTATCGTGTCCTCCTGCAAAATGTATCGGAAGAATGGGTTATTGTGGCGCACGAGATCCCGCTTATTCAAGATGCGATACGAATAGCGGAGCAGTTGGCAACGGAAAATCAGCCCTATCGAATCGAAGCGTATGGACCCGGCATTCCTGAGTCGCCTGGTCCGAAACGCTATGCGTTGGTAGTCGATCCGCTCACAATGAAAACCACCTTTTCGTAACGGGGGGGGGTAGGATCAGATGTCGCTGCTGGAGAATGACTCTCAGGACTATAAGTTGTTCCTTCGAACGATTCACAATCATCAGAAAAGAATGACGCTCAAGAAGCCTCTTTGCGTTGTTGGGGAGAAAGATCCTGGTCTCATCGTCTTTTCTCACGAAAAGACCAATATCTTTGGATCTGGCGAGACATACAGAGAGGCCCAGGCAGACTTTGCAGATTCCTTCATTCGTATTTTTCTCTCGTATACAGAAACATCTGACGATCACCTTTCTGAAGGAGCAAAAGCATTCGCGAACCGGTTGAGAGGGATGGTCGAGCGCTGTGAGGCTATTGCCCCATGTTCTGAAGTGTGAAAAGCTCTTCATAGATAATCCTTTCGCGCAGCTGCCCGCAGCGCTATTTGAGCCCTTCTGGTTGTCGCCGGAAGGGCTTTTTCTTGAGGAGACGTCAAATTGATGAAAACACGGACGATTGCTCTCACGGATTTGCATCCAGATCCGTTGAATGTGCGGCAACATAACCCGCGCAATATCGGTATGATTGCCGACAGTATTGGTGCCGTCGGCGTCTCACGTTCGGGCGTGATCGATGAAGACGGGACCATTCTGGCTGGGAACGGGACATTTGAGGCACTCGCGCAGCGAGGCATTAAAAAGGTCCAGGTGATCGAGACAGACGGCGAAGAATGGGTGGTTGTGCAACGAAGCGGTTTGACTGACACACAGAAACGTGAATTGTCGATTGCCGATAACCGAGCGAGTGACTTAGCCACGTGGGACGGGGCGTTGCTGAAGGCACAGGACGTGGACCTGACCGCATTTTTTTCTCACAAAGAATTATCCGCTTTACGTGAAAATCAAATTTTTGAGCAGGACAATGAAGAGGACAATGAAGAGGAAGAAATATCAGAAGATCCAGATCACATTAATATTTACGCCTATCGTGTTGATGCCGTCTTCCCGAGTCGGAGTAACGCGTGGGATATTCCTGATCTCCGTGCAGATTTGTTGAGTGCTCAGGTTCCTCATAGTATTTGGGCGGGACAAAAAGTAGAAAATGCACAGGATACCCTTTTTCTGTGGGGCACGAATACGTTTCCTCGGGAGGCACAAGGGGGCGTGCTGGGGTTTTATGTCGATGACAAACGGTTTGTGACAGTCTGGACGCATGCCGTGCAAATTATTGAAAAAATGACTAGTTTCGGTTGGGGTGCCGTGCTGAGTCCGGACTTTTCTCTGTGGCGCAATTGGCCCTTGTCGATTCAACTTTTTAATCTCTATCGCTCGCGGTGGTGCGCTCGGTATTGGCAAGAGGCGGGTATTCCAATTATTCCAAGTCTGAATTGGTCAGATGAACGCACATACGATTGGGCCTTTAAGGGGATTCCTAAGGGAACTCCAGTGGTGTCCGCACAATGCCGCACCTTATCCGGCAAAGACGATCACGGATTTTTTTTGCAAGGCATACTGGAAGGCATTCGACAGATTGAACCACAGAAGGTGTTGCTGTATGGCGGGGCGGATCACAGGGAATGGTTGGAACCCACGTTAGGTGGTAAAGTGGATATAGAATGGCTCGAATCGTGGACGACGGTACGTCGTCGTATTCGGTTTTAAATTAACAGAAAGGAGAAATCGTATGAACAAGCGTATCCCAATCCGCCGTGGTGGCGGGGGTGGTATAGCTGTGAATTTCGTGGTTTAGCGAGGGAGAATCACCCGAATAATTTCCCACTCCTGACGCGTATAGGTCGCAAGGTTGCAGGGAGTGGGAAACTCCGGATCGTAAATGCTTTCTTGCTCCCGGACGATCCAGTGCCCAAAGGAATCTTCTGGGCGTCGGATAATCAACGCATGCGCAGAAGAGGGGACGTTTGCATAGCTCACCAGTGGCTTTTTGTAGCCGCGTTTGGAGGCTTTCCAGGATGGATTCCCAATTTTGGCCAGACACGCAAGCATATCATTTATATATAATCCCCGGCGGATGGCCTGATCTGGCGTTGCCAGATAGGCCGTATCATAGCTTGTTCCGGCCAACATGGCGGCTACTGCTATCCCACAATCTCGGGATGTTTTTTGGATAATGAATTGCATACACTGCTCCTTCAGGCCGAGCGGGCACCGAGTCGCCCGCTTGCCGATTGGACGAGGGGCCGGTATCCTGGCCCCTCGCTCGGTGTAGTTTTAGCTAGCTGCACGAGTTTTGCTCTGGCCGGTGTTCACGGCACCGTTCAGAGTCCCCTTCCGGGTTGCTTCTGCTTTGCAAGCGGGGCACGCCTGTTGGAAATATTCCCATCCGGGCCGGCAGTATGCGTGATACGCCTTCAGGCCTGCGGCAGGCAGTCCACACCAGGTGGTCTGGTTGCCATACCTAAGATAGTGGGTCACGTCCTCGACCTCTGCGTCCTCTGCGTCCTCGATGGGATACCCATAGGCGGTGATTTCTCGGGGAAAAAGGGCCAAGAGGTCCTCTTCGGAGGAATGGCGTGCTAAGGCCAGAAGCGCCGTTTCTAACTCGTGTACGTCCATCTCCTCTTCGCCTGCCCACCGACTCAGGGCCTGCACCATCTCTTTATGCGTGTATCTCATCTGCCTGCTCCTTCTCTCTTGATCTACTCATAATATAGCAAATCCTTTTGATTGTATCAATAGAAAATCAAGAGAGTGTCAGATTTTTTTGCAAAAGAATGGTCACTAGCTCAGATCGGGAAATGCCGCGGCGCGCGGCTTCTGTCTTGAGGTGGTCGATCAGGTGGGGGGGCAGGGAGAAGGCAATGGTTTGCCGTATACTCTCGGGCCGGATACGTTTCCGTCCGGCACCCGGGCGTTTGCCACCATGGGTAGGGGTTTCCATACCTCGCATTATAGTGAAAAATTAATAGACAATCAAGACGAGAAGGAGTCATAACCGTGCCCCAATGCCACGCAACATCGAAACGGTCTGGCGTACAGTGCAGAAACGCGGCCCTCAGATATGGCGTCTGTCGTATCCACGGCGGCGCGTCTCTGTCTGGGCAAAATTCGCCAACCTACAAACACGGACGCTACTCGAAGCACATTCCGACACGCATGGCAGCATTGTATGAAAAAGGCGTACATGACCGTGAATTGCTCAATATGCGGGAAGATGTGGCCCTTGTTGATGCCCGTGTGGCAGACCTGCTCAGCCGGGTCGATACGGGCGAAGCCGGAAAAATCTGGACGTTGGCCCTCACGGCGTACCAGGAGATGCAGATTGCTATCCGGAATAACGACACCGTCAAAGGTGCAGAAGCCAATACGGAACTCGGGGCGTTACTCCGGAAAGGACAAAATGACTATCGCGCCTGGGACGAAGTCGGACGTGCCCTTGAACAGAAACGCAAACTCATAGAGAGTGAGCAGAAGCGACAAGCACAGGAGAAATTCCTTGTGCCGATTACCGAACTGGGCCTGGTTGTGCAGGCCTTGGCCGCCGCCGTGAGGATGCATGTTAGAGACGTGGGAATCTTACAAGCCATCAACGCAGACTGGCACAGGCTGCTGGATCGAAATCCTGAACCGAGGGACGATGGGACTGCTCGGCACGCACCCGACACCATCGCGCAAGCAACAGCTCCAGGAATTTTATGATCGCTACTTTCATCATCCTGATCGGTGGGCGCAGGAGTGCATCGAGTGGCCTGCGGGACATCACCTGATCGACTATCAAGCGGAAGCCATGCGCCAACTGGCGCTCCACCATAGACACGCCTTTCGTGGTCCTCGTGGGACAGGCAAGACCACGGTCGCGGCATTGCTCCTCTTGCATTTTGCCATTACGCGGTCCCTGGCCGAAATAGACTGGAAATGCGTCACGACTGCAAACTATTGGCGCCAGCTGCAACGATTCTTGTGGCCGGAAGTGCATAAGTGGCAACGGCGGATCAAGTGGAATGGTGCTGTGCCACGCGGCCCTTTACTCGCCAAAAAAGAATTGCTCACTTTAAGTTTACACCTCCCTCCGGATGGCGATGCCTTTGCGGTGGCTTCAGACGATAATGAGTCCATGGAAGGTGCACACGCAACACACGTCCTCTACATTTTTGATGAATCAAAAATCATCCCGTCGCCCAGTTGGGATAGCGTCGAAGGAGCAGCCTCGAATGCCACGGACGTGGCGCAGCCAGGTCATGCAGAGGCGACGAGTGGGCCACAGGCGTATTGGTTCGCAAGCTCTATTCCAGGGCATACCAGTGGTCGGTTTTACGATATCTGCCGCCATGCGCCCGGCTTTGAGGACTGGAGTACGCAACATGTGAGCATGGCCGAGGTCGTGCGGGCGGGACAGATGGCGCAATCCTGGGCCGATGCACGCAAGCGCCAGTGGACCGAAACCAATGAGTTGTATCAAAATCACGTCCTCGGCGAGTTTGCCGAAACGTCGTCAGACTCGCTGATTCCGCTCAGTTGGATCGAAGCGGCGCAAGCGCGGTGGCATGAACGACAAAGTGTGTTTGCTGAGACGCCCCCAATCTTAATACAAGTCGGTGTCGATGTGGGCCGCGGGGGCGATAAGACTGTTTTGGCGCCGCGCACGAACGACACGGTCCTCACACTGACCCGCACGCAGATTGCCGACACCATGGATACGGCAGGCAGGATCACGGCGATGCTCAGCGCGCATCCGACCATGCACGCCATGATTGATCTTCCTGGTGTGGGCTCTGGCGTATATGATCGCGTGCGGGAACAGTATGCCAAGCGGACATTCGCCTTTAATCCTGGATCGAAGACAGAGTTTCAGGACCGGACAGGGGAGTTTGCTTTTGTGAATACCAGGAGTGCGGCGCTCTGGCATCTCCGAGAGCTGCTGGACCCGCAATATGAAGAAAACATTGCGCTGCCGCCCGAAGACATGCTGGCCGGCGATTTGACCGGCTATCGTTATCGATTTGTGTCTGGCGGGAAGATTCAAGTCGAAAGCAAGCGGACGGTGTTCGAGGAGGGCGAACAAACGTTAGTCCATCGGCTGGGCCGCTCCCCAGATGACGGGGATGCGGTCGTCATGGCGTTTTGGCGCGACCTTATTCCTGCTCCTCCCACGGGGGGTGGGCATCGTGTGAGAGGGTGGTAGCTGGCTGAGAAGGAGAGACATACCGTGGCTGTTGATCGCAAACACCCTGATTATCTGTCGCTAGCCCCATTGCAGCAAAAAGCGCGAGACGTCATTGCCGGCGAAGAAGCCGTGCATGCCGGACGAGAACTCTACCTGCCTCGCCCGCCGGGGCAAGACAATGCGGACTATGACATCTATCTTGCACGCGCCGGCTTCCTGAACGGCACGCGACAGACCGTGAAAACGTTCTCGGGGATGATTTTCCGGAACGACCCCATTATCGATGCGTCCGATGCCATGCACCTTTTTTTGGAAGATGTGACACAATCGGATCAATCCTTCTTAGCGTTTGCCGTTCAGGCAGTTGACGAACAGCTCAGCGTTTATCGGTATGGCGTCCTCCTCGAAGCCGAGGGGCAAGATGCAGACGGGAATGCCGATGGTGGGTTGCCGTTTTGGAAACCGTACGTCACCGAAAATATCTGGTACTGGGAAAAGCGCCGCGTGCGGGGGAATTTTCAATTCTCACTGATTGTCTTATCAGAAATGGCAGAAGAAAAGACAGGTCGTTTTGATTCCATCCAGGTCCATCAACTCAGAGTGTTGTCGCTGGATGGTGACGGAGAGACCTATCAGCAAGAAATCTATCAGTTCATCCGCGAGGATGGGAACGGCGAAAAGCACTGGGTGTTGACTGACACCATACAACCGCTTGTGCAGAATGCACCGTTTGAGAGTATCCCCTTTTTCTTTTTTCCGGATGAAGACATACACCCACCTCCCCTCTTAGATTTGGTGAACAAAAACCTGGACCACTATCGGACGATTGCCGACCTCGAACAATTGGCGCACAACGTGGCTATCCCCATCCGGTATTTTCTGGGTATCGAAGAAGACTCCTTGCCGCACTATCAGGGGCCGGATGTGATCTGGCATAGTACGTCGGCAGACTCAAAAGTCGGGGTCGTGGAAATTAGCGGGGCCGGTGGGGACTTACTGGAGCGCCGCGCCCAAGCCAAAAAGGAAGAAATGGCGCAATTGGGCGCGCGGATTCTCGCGCCGGACAAAAAGGCTGCCGAAGCCGAAGGGACGCTTATCATTCGCGCCGCTGGAGAAAACAGTCAGTTAGCTGCGCTGGCCAATAAAAATTCAATGCGATTTACGCGCCTCCTGGAAATGACGCGGGACTGGATGGGCGAGACGGGCGATATTTCTGTCACCTTTAATACCGATTATTTTCCCATTCCGATCGACTCGGCGGAGATGATTGGATTAATGCAGCAAGTCCAGGCGAATCTCATGTCCTGGGAGATGTATTTTTGGAATATGCAGCGCGGCGATCGACTGCCGACGGATCGGACACTAGAAGAAGAGCGCGCAGCGATTGAAGTAGGCGGGCCGGGATTGACGCCTCCCGCTCCCCCTTCCCCGATTGCCCCCTTTGCATCTGCTCCTCCGACGTTATTTGCAGAGGCAGACGAAGAGCCGTAAATTATGAGTGAGTACCTTGCCACGTCTTGATCCCAGGCTACGGGTCACGCCACAGACGGCAAATGAGATCCTGCTCGACCGAACGATCAGACATCTCATCTACCAGCTCCGTGTGCAGAATCAGCAGACGGGCGCCGCGCTCGAATTTTTAGAGATGCACGTCTATCCTGACCTGTTGCAGAAAATAGAAACCCGCCTCGCCCGTATTGCCGAACGTGGCTTTGACCGTGGACCGGTGACGACGCGGCGCCTGCACGAACTGGAAATGGCACTCCATACTATGCTCACAACAGGACATGAGGCACTCTTTACGCAGATACAGGACGCCTTGAGCGCGTTAGCCGAACACGAAGTGCACTGGCAAGCGGCGGTCATCCAGGAAGCCACACGAGGCATTTTAATTGAAACCGTGATCCCGAGTGTCCCACAAATCCGGGCGGCACTGACGATTCCGATGGAAGGATTTCCGCTGCGGGATTGGTTTGAAAATCTGACCACCACGACCCAGCGACGGCTCACGCAACAGATCGGCATTGGCATAGTGCAAGGCGAGACGAATGAACAAATTATGCGGCGCATTCGGGGGACACGGGCCAATAAATTTATGGATGGGATTTTGCAGATGTCGCGCCGAGATGCAGAAACACTGGTCCGCACGGCGACGATCCATATCGGGACGCAAGCCCGGCGTCTTATGTTGGAAGAAAATGAGGATATTCTCCAAGGGGAAGGCTGGATTGCGACGTTGGATCTGCGGACCTGTGTCCGGTGCATGTCACTGGACAAGAAAAATTGGAAAACAGGCACATCTCATCCGTGGCCCCCTATTCACGGAAGATGACGCTGTAGTATCACTCCTTGGTTGAGGAGTTGGAAAGCTTTAGGGCTCGACTTGCCCAACCTTCCCGAGGGGACGCGCGCCAGTATGAACGGCCAAGTCCCGGCTTCTCTGACGTATCCCCAATGGCTGAAACAACAGTCGGCAGCGATACAAGATGAGGTGCTCGGCGCCACACGGGGGCGTTTATTTCGGAACGGGCAGGTCAAGATCGACCAATTTGTGAATAATGCACATGAGGTGCTTCCCCTTGCTGAATTAATCAAAAAAGAAAGAGCGGTATTTGCTGCACTCGGTATTACCCTGAATCCAACAACAGGCCGTGTCCTGAGAGGCTCCGCCTCTGAGCGGCAGAGCCGCAAAAAAAAGGCGGACTAAGTGGGACGGATTGAACGCGCACTGGAACAGATCAGGCACGAACTCGAACTCCGGAAGGACACGCTCAATCTCGATCCGACCCTACGAGGCATGAAACTGGTCGTTCGCTTTGATCCGAAAAACAAAGAAGAGATCTCTCTGCTTCAACTGACGTGTGACTTTGAGCGGGTACTGATGGCCTCAGGAAAACGGTAAATATAAGGAAGGCTTGTAACTCAATGATAATGTCAGTAGAGTAAACATAACTTTTTAAAACGGCTAAAGATCAGAATGGCCGCATCTCTTCTCTTCACAGAGCAGGGGTGCGGCCATTTTTTTTTGACATCAGGAAGGCATCACACCATGAAGCTAAAGAGTTTTTACGAAAACGTGGAAGATATACCGCAAGGGACGGTGAAAGATTTCTTTCTCGAACAGGAGAACGGCTATACCCTGGACGGCGAAGGCATTGTCACTCAGGAGTTGCATACGGCGCTAGAGAAAAGTTTTCAGAAGCAAAAGCAACTCACCCGACAAATTGAAAAGCAACGTGATGAGGCCCTGGGCCGCATTCCTGCTGGATTCGATGAAGATAAATGGGCCAGCTTTGTGACGTGGCAGGATACCCATGCTGAGGGAGATCCTGATCCAAAAATGTCTCTTGAGGTGCGGGAAGAGAAGATTCGAGACATCCGGCTGGCGGCGGAAGCCAAAGCCCGGAAAGAGCATCAAGTGGTGCTCAAAGAAAAGGATGATCGGCTCACCTTTTTGCAATCCTCACTCGAAGAGGAAGTCAAACGCAACGCGCTGGAAAAAGCCTTGCACGACGTACGTATCAAGCCCAAACATTTTAAGATGGTCCGTGCTTTTCACGAAAAGCAAATCCGGACGATCGAGGAAGACCATGCCGGCACAGGGAAAAAAGAGTTCCGGGCGGTGGTCGAAGTGGACGGCATTGAACGGGATGTCGATAAGTACATTGAAGAATGGGCGAGCTCTGAACAGGGACTAGAGTACGTGGAGCCGCTGCGTACTCTCGGGGGCGGCCAAAATGGAGACGGGACGCGTTTCCGCCGGCCGGCGGTGAATCCCTTTAAAAAAGAGAGCTACAATTTGACCGCGCAAGGCCAATTGAGAAAAACGAATCCGCAGCTCTACGAAGAGTTAAAGCAGGCAGCCGCATCAGGGGCATAAGCTATAAAGGTAGTTTTCCATGGCGAAAACGCAACTGACCGATATTATTGAACCCCAAACTTTTTTGGACTCTGTAGTCGAGACGACCGCGACGGTCTCACGGTTGTTTCAATCTTCAATTATCGAAACATCGAGTGAGTTCAACGACCGGGCCTCGAGCAAGGGGACGAAGATTGACATGCCCTTCTGGCATGACCTGTCAGGAGACTCGGAGGTGCTTTCTGACTCAGCAGCGCTGACCCCGGCGCGGATGGATCAAGGCCAGGATGAAGCGGCGATTCATCGGCGGGGCAAAGCGTGGAGTGCGAATGACTTACCGGCCGCCGTGGCCGGGTCCGACCCGCTCAAAGCCTTAAGCGACCGGGTGGCCGCTTTCTGGGCGCGCTCCATGCAGACCAATATCCTGATTCCATCCCTGCAAGGCATCTTTGCGACGGCGCTGGCGAGTACGCACGTGCTCGACATTGCCGGCAGTGGGTTGACCAATAAAGCGATGAGTCAGCGTGCCATCATTGATGCCGTGGGATTGTTGGGCGATCAGTGGGATATGATTACGGCGCTGTCTGTGCACTCCGTGGTCTTTCAGGGCATGCAACATCAAAATCTCATCACCTTTGAGGCGCTGAGTGAACAACAACTCCGCATCTCACGCTTTCTCGGGCGTGAAGTCATTACCGACGATGGCCTGCCGAATCCGTCTGCAAACGTGTATACGTCCTACTTTTTTGGCGCGGGCGCGTTTGGCGTCGGCAATGGCGGCGAGCCGGGCCTGCCCGTCGAGAAGGCCGTCGAGATGGACCGCGATACGTTGGCAGGAGATGATATTCTCGTGCATCGTCGCCATTTCATTATGCATCCCCGTGGCGTGCGGTTTACCGGCTCGCCCGTCGGGGTGTCGCCGAGTACCGCAGAATTACAACTGGGCGCCAACTGGGCGAAGGTGTGGGAAGATAAGAATATCCGGATCGTCGCGGTCCATACCACTGAGAATACCCCTGCCTACGACGGCACCACCTAAAAGGAGTCACACAATATGGCCGGTTTAATTGATATGGTGGGATCGCCCGGCATGAATGCCGTCGGGGTGATTGATTTCAATGCCGCGGCAGAGGCGCTGGCCTCGGTCACCATTGGTGGGCAGATTTATCAAGAGGCCGATGTCGCCGTTGCCACCAGTGGCATCTGGACGAACGGAGCCAGTGCGGCCGATAGTGCGACGAGTCTGCTGGCCGCGATTAACGACGATCTGCGCAATAACAAACCGAATATCACCGCCGTGCTCAGCACGGTCGGTGACAGTGTGATTGTGATGGCCACTGCGGCAGGGACGGCGGGCAATCTCGCCATGGTCAAGGTCAGTGCCGCTGCCATGACCGTGGAAGATATGCATGGCGGCGTGTCACAAGGACGGATGCAAATAGTGGCCGTAAATTATGTGGTGACGGCGCAAGATATTTTGGCCGATCAGGTGCATATTCCATTGCCGTTTGCCCCCGTGACGTTTATCGCCGATGTTCGCTCCACCGCCGGACTGACAAAAGCCGCCACCGGATTGGCCACGATTGCGACGGCACCGCATCGGATTCTGTATAACTTCGCCGGGGCCACAGACCCAGTGGCAACCGACGTGATCCATGTCGTGGCCTGGGGCTAATCTGATGGCGCACCTCTACCCGCTGGGCGCAAAGGTCACGCTGACCGCCGCGCGTGGCGGCGGGACGGGGTTTATTTTTGCCCATGTCGGTGGCCCACAACCGCTCTACCAGATCCAGAGCCCCAACGGAGGCGATCCGACGGAGGCCACACAAGTGGTGGCAGAAAGTGACATTGCGGCGGGGCCTCTCACGGCTCCGGTCTTTGTCGTGGGCCAGCAGGTGACCCTTGCTGGAGCAGGTGGGGAAGTCGTGGGCGACAATGCGGACGGGACCTATCAGGTCCGCATTGCCGTCCCGCGAGATCACTATACGATCACGCGATTACATATCGTGCCAACCTGGCGCGTGGCCGTCGAGAATGGAGGATAACCGGATGTCTGCGACTGCTTTTACGCGTGTCCGCCGTGAGCAGGAAGCCCGCCGACAAGAGCAGCTGCGCCGTGAAGCGGAGCAGCTGGCGGCGGCACAATCAGTCTCCGAGCCAGAGGCCGATGACGAACCCGCTCCGACACACAAGCGTCCTGTGGGCCGCCCACCTAAAGTACGAGAAGACGATGGCACTGATCGTCGGGACTGACACCCTCACGACGCTGGCCGAGTTAGATCTATATTGGTCTGAACGGAACGATGCCGTCTGGCCCGTGGCGTCTTTAGCGAACCGGGAGGCGGCGGCACGTAAAGCCTATGAGTTCCTGCTCTGGCGCTATGATGGTGCGTGGCGGGGAGCCCATCCGGGCTCGCTGTCACAAACCGCCCCGTTTCCGCGCAACAACATGAGGGATACCGAGGGGCGGACCATAACGGGCATCCCGCTCGGCTTTAAAGTGGCCCAAGCCCTGTTGGCCAAAGCCGCATTAGGAGGAGATCTGATTCCTACGCGCTACAAAGATGGGTTGCCGCGGAGTGTGGCGGCCGGCTCTGTGCGGGTGGAGTTTGGACAAACAATTGGTGTCGGGGGCGTGTACTGGCAAGCCGAACAAGCCCTCGCCGGCTTGCTTCAGGCCAGCCACAGGCAGCAGGCGCATATCCTCATACGGCGGTAATATGGCAAATTTCATCGATGGCATCCTCCCCGATCTCGTGGCGAATATCTTCCCGGCCCTCACGGGGCAAGCGGTGACGGTCCGCACCACCACAGATACGGACCACGACGGATCAAGCCGTGACCAGCATTGATCCGCTCAGTGCCTATGCCATTCATCTCATCAATGGGCAGAGTATCCTGACCGGCGATGGACATATCAGCATTGCCGCCTCTGCCCTCAGTACGGTTCCGACGCCGCATGCCACGACACTGGTGATCGAGGCCCGCGAGTGGCGGGTCGTCGATGTCCAACCGATCCGCAGTGGGGACATGACGATTATGTATACGTTTCAGTTGAGACAATAAGATGTTTACCGCAGATTTAAACCGCTTTAAGGGCAAATTTGTGAATCGCGCCACGATCGCGCATCATGCGGTCGTCTTGGAGATGGCGACACGGATTATCAATCGCATGCCGGTCGATACGGGACGGGCGAGAGCAAACGTCACCGTGTCCGGCGGGGGCGGTGCGGATCTGACCAATGATTATTCTCCTGACGTGGGAGGAGAAGTAACCATTACCCGCGTGACGGGGGTGGTTGCAGGCACAGCGTCAGGCGAAACACTCGTGATCAGTAATAATGTGCCGTATATCCTCGCGTTAGAATTTGGGCATAGTCAACAAGCCCCGAACGGCATGTTTGCCATAACCGTGGCGGAATTTTCGAGTATTCTCACAGACAGTGTGCATGTCGCGATTCGAGAGGTGCCGTGATGGCCATCAGTATAGTCACTGTACGGGCGGTCCTGCGTGCTCGTATGCTCACCGCCGGAGGGGTACCTCCCGCCCTCCGGCGGGCGTGGGAGAACTGGGCGTTTGATCCGATGAGTGACGTCAACGCGCCGTGGATACGAGAGACCTTACTGCCGGGGGACACCCGCCCGCTGGCCACTGGATTACTGCAAGCGGTCGGTCTTGTCCAGTATGATATTTTTGCGCCGAAGGGACAGGGCACCGCAACCTATGAAACGATGCGTGACAATATTGAGGCCGTGTTCGAGCCCGGCGTGAGTCTGGCGCTCGGCAATGGTCATTTCCTGTTGATTGTGGCGTTGCGTCCCCTAGGCAGTCGCGAAGAAGCAAACAGCCCCTGGATCGGATTTCCGCTCCAAGTCAGTTGGCAAGTCTACGGCGATCGAACCTAACGAAGGAGTCCATAGCATGGCATTACAATCGGGTATCAGCGAACAACTGCTCTGGAGTGCAGAAACCGTACAGGGCGTCACCAATACGACGCCTGTCTTTAATCGATTATTAGTGGACGGCCGCCAGATTCAAGGCCAAAAAGGACTCCTGACCTCACCGTCTGTGGTGAATACCGGTCAGGCGGGGAACAGCCGGCAGGCCTTTAAAACCGTGCAGGGGAGTACGCCGTTCACTTTACGTCACACGAACTTTGATGACCTGTTTGAACTGCACCTGGGTGGGACGTGGACGGCGGGCGTGGCGCCTGCCGCGCAGGGGCTGACCGTCGCCACGACCTCCACGATCACCCGTGCCAGTGGGAGTTTTGTCACCGATGGGTATGAAGTCGGTGATGTGGTTGATCTGGCCCTTTTTACGACGGGGGCAAACAATATCCGCACGACTATTCTCGGCGTGTCTGCCTTGACGCTGACCTTTCCGCCCGTCCTGACGATTGAAGCGGAGGATGCGGATGCGACGATTACCGTCGTCGGCGAAAAGCTCAAGGTCGGCGTGACGATGCGCACCTGGACGGTCGAGCGCGGGTTTGTGACGGCCACGCCCCAATATTTTGGCAATGTCGGCCTCACGACGTCTGACTTGTCGTTTACGATTGCCACGGGCGCCAACGTCACGGGCTCGGCGACGTGGGTGGGCATGAACTTTGTGGATGTCAAAACAACGTCCATGGTGGCGGACCTGAGTGGCTCGTTGGCGGCGTTTACGGAGCAGAATCCGATTTCGGCCATTGAAACGACGTCGCGTCTGTATCTCGGGAACAATCAGATTACGCGCGCCACGAATGTGGGCATCAACCTGCCCCGTCCACGGGCGGGGGTGGAAGTCGTTTTTGCGAATAGCTCACCCGGTGTGTTCGATGCTGATATTGCCCCGGCCGGCAGCCTCGGCCTCCTCCTCGACTCGACGGACGTGGAATATGCCAAGTTTATCGCCGAAGCCGGCGTCCAGATTCACACATTGTTATATGATCTGGATGGCACGAACTTTCTGAAAATGACCGTGCCCAATGCCATCTACAGTCAGGCGGATATCCAGACCTCGCCGGGGGCGGGGCCGGTGCCGCAGAACTTCAATTGGGTGGCCAATCGCGACAGTGTGAGCGGCTCGAACTTCACCATGCAAAAAGGCAACGTGTAACTTTTTGTGAATTTACCTCAGGGACGACGCAGTCCCTGAGCGTCCCAGGGAGGCCCATGGTATGCCAGGACTAGAATCGTTTGAGAACATGGCCAACACGGCCAATCAGATGCCGATTGTGAACCCTGTCACGCTTGAAGAAATGGACGAAGGTGGGCAGTCGATGTACCTGCTCCTGCTCGGGCAAGATTCCGAGAAGTGGCGTGCCTTAGAGCGGCGGCAAAAAACACAAGGGTATAATCGGTTCCGCAAGAACCAGAATGCGCCCTTAACGGCCGAGCAAACCGACGCGGAAGCCTTAGCCCGGCTCGTGGTGTGTACGGTGGGATGGTCCCTGTATGTGGATGGCGCCTGGGCAGAATTTTCCGAAGAGGCGGCTAAAGCGATGTATCTGCGCTTTCCCTGGCTGATGGATCAGGCCAAGCAGTTTATGGAGGATCGCCAGAATTTTTTGCCGACTGCCAAGCCGATCTCTGCCAGTACGCCCGGTGGGTATTCTGGCAGTACCAGCCCAGAGGGAAAGACCAGCCCAGCCCCCTCGAAGAGTGGGAGAGCTATGAACGGGAGCATGACGGACTCGCCCCCAGTCGCGTAGCCGAGCCGCCGTTTCCGTATGCGATCGAACATCTCTGGCACTATTACCATGAGGTGCGGGCGGCCAACCGGCACTATGGCGGGATGGAAGGCTTTCAGTCGATTACGCATACCGAGTTGGGGTGGTGGATGCGGAATCGACAGATCGCGCTCACGACGTGGGAACAAGATGTCATTTTTGCACTCGATGGCGTGCGGTTTGAAAGTTTGCAGGAACACTTTACGTACGAAAATGAAGATGCTCCTGCTCAACTGACCCTGTTGGAACGTAAGCCTGAATTGCGCTATGTGATGTAAATCCCCCGAGGAGACCGCCATCGACATTGCAGAAATCCAAATCACAGTTAGTGCCGATCAGGTGCGCGCGGCGGCGGCAGAACTCGACAGACTCACGGAATCCGGCGGGCGCGCCGAAAACAGTCTCAAGAAGTTTGGTGGGGCTGCCGTGCAAGCGGACCGCTCGCTCAAGGGCATGCTCGGCTCCCTGCGGGGATTGCAGACGCTCTTAACAACGGTCGCCGCGTCTCTGGTGGTGCGCAAACTGCTGGACTATGCCGACGCCTGGACGCGTGTCACGGGGCAACTCAATTTCACTGCCACGTCGACGGAGCACCTGGCGCGCGTACAGGAAGACGTTTTTCGGATCGCGCAATCGACACGGGGACCGCTCGGGGAAACGGCGACGCTCTATTCGCGCCTGTCTGCCTCGGCCAAAGACCTCGGGGCATCACAAGCAGACATTGTCCGCGTGGTAGGAATCGTCAATAAATCTTTAGTCGTGAACAGCACGACGACGGCATCGGCGCGCGGTGCGTTGTTGCAGCTCTCGCAAGCGTTTGGCGGCGCCACGATTCAGGCGCAAGAATACAACTCGCTGATTGACGGCGCCCGGCCACTGCTGCAAGCCGCTGCCAATGGGATAGAGGCGACGGGCGGCAGTGTGAATAAACTGACCCAGTTGGTCAGAGACGGGCAAATCTCGAATACGGAGTTTTTCCAAGGGATTCTGAAGGGCGGCGCAACGGTTAACGAGCAATTCACGAAAATGGGCGTGACGGTGGCGAGCGCCATGACCGTCATTGACAATAGTCTGCTTGCGCTTGTGGGACGCCTGAATGAAAATGCAGGCGCGACGGAGTTACTGGCGAATGCCATGCTCGGGCTTTCGACAGCGATTGATAGTATTGATATTTCTACGGCCATCTTAGAATTGCGAGAATGGTACGACTTAGCGTTGCAAGTCATTCAGGTGTTTGAGACGTTGGGTCGGTTTGTGAAGAATCCGCCGAAACAAATTGCAGAAGCTCTCGGTTTTGGCGAAGCGCCGATTACCGGGCTGACACAACTGCGAGAGGCAAACCAGAAAGCCATTGATTCGATCAAAGCAACGCAGGCCGCCACCGCACAACTCAATGCGGCGTTTGGGGCCTATGCGGTTTCGACGCAGCGTACGGCGGGAGATACCGCTGCCCTGAAAGCGACGTTTGAGCAGTTGACGGCCGAAGGGGCGAAGCTGGACCCGGCGTTCCGTGGACTGGCGACGGAACTGGGCCTATACGCGGGAGAAGCAAAAGGGGCCGCTGGGGCAACCGGCGCACTTGCTGAGGCGAATGACAAAGCCGCCAAAGCCGCAGAAAAGGCAGCCAAAACAGCAGCAACCGCAGCGGAGCAGCTGACGAAGGCGTATCAAGACCAATTGACCGGCTTACAGGATCTGATCGGCTTGCGCAAACTCCAAGTGACCGGCGTGATTGATGCCGCCGAAGCCGAACTGCGTTTACAGAAGACGCAAAATACGCGCGAATTTGGGCCCGAGCGAGCCGCGCAACTGGATGAAGAAGCGCGGGCCCTGGCGGGCTTGAATACGGAGCTCGAACAGAACGGTATCCGCCAGAATGCGGCGAATAGCCTGGCCGCGCAATTCGCGGCCGGGGCGGCTGCCCATGCGCAGGAGCAGCAGAATTTCATCAGCGCCACACAAGAGAGTACGCAGGAACTCGAAGCCCACAACGAGATTTTGCGACGCGTGGAGGCCGGCACGCTGGATGCACGGGATGCAGATGTGACCTATACCATTGCACAGGTGCAACTCGAAACGGAAACACGGGCGTTAGCGGCAGCGACCGATGTGGAGGCAGAAGCCATCCGTGCGGCAGGACTGGCCAAGCAAAACGCGATTCTGGCCAATAATGCCTTAGTCACATCGACCCAGCAGGTTGCGGCAGCGCAACAGCAAGCCGCAAAAAGCTCACACGTGTGGAGCCAAGTGCTCGGCGACCTGATCGTCGACACGCTCCGGACAGGATCGACGGCACTCAAACAAATTGCTGGCGTGGGCAATAGTATTGGCACGCAACTCGGCAGCAGTATTGGGGGCGGGTTAGGCACGGCCCTCGGGACGGCTTTGGGAGGTGGAAGTCCGCTCGGGGGAGCGATTGGGAATATCGTCGGAGAGTTTCTTGGTTCTCTCGTCGGAGATCTGCTGGGCGATCTCTTTAAGCCGGGACGGATTGCACTCGAAAAGCAAGGCATTCATGACTTCTTTGAAGAGGCGATTGGCCTGAAGGCACTCAAAAAATTCTCCGAGGAGCAAGGCGAGTCGTTTGCTGAGTTGGAAAATAGCTTGCATGGCTTGGGCGTGGCCTATGCGAATTTTACCGATGGGGGCATCGGCACGATCAAGCGGTTTGCCAATGTCGTTAGTGCAGCGATGAATGATAACAACCTGACACTCAAAGAAGCGCAAGCCGTCGCTGTCAAACTGGCGGAAGAACTGGGCCTGACCCTGGTCGGCGCCATCGAAGAACTCAATGAAGCGATGGATTCGCTCCGGGGCGTGGCAGGGGATTTAGATCTGGCCGAATTGCTCGAAGAGCGGAGTGAAGGGCAGAAAGATATTATTCTGATCGGGGACTTATTAGAGGGCATCATTGATCTGTTTAGTAACTATAGTGAAGCAGTGGATGCCGTCGTGTTGGCAAACGGCTTTATGGCAGATTCCTTTGAAGCGGCGGCGGTGGTCGCTGGATTCACGGCGGCGGAGGTCGCCACTTTTACGGACCAAATTCGGGCGGGCACGTTAGAAATCGAAGATGCCCTCCTCCAGTTGAATGCCCTGGGTGGCATCACGATCGGACTGAATGAAATTGAGATTGATGCTAAAGCGATTGAAAAAGAAATCACACGTATCTTTGCGGATGTAACCGACATTGCCACGGCGGCCGGCGCCGTCTGGGGAGAAGCAGCGGTGGCGGCGGCGGGCGGTGCCATTGTGACGGCAAAGGATATCCAAAAGGCGTTTGCCGAAGCGATCCGCGCCGCGCTGTTTGACCGGGCTGTGACGGAGTTTATTGAGGCGCGCCTGCCAGAACTGCTCGCCGGCTTTGATTTTTCTGCGCCGATCGACTTGAGCAGCGAGGCGTTTCAGGCGTTGGCGAAAGAAGTTGGCCTGGTCGGCGAGGAGTTGGTCAAACTACTGGAGACGCTCAATTTGATGCCTGATGCCATCAGGACTATGGGTGAGATTGAGATTCAGGTCAGGGGCGCGGAACGCAGCGCGGCTGGTTTCGCTGACCCGAGCGGCATTCGGGAGCAAGCCAATGCCATTCATGAAGCGGCGCAACAACTGCGGCGAGACCTGCAAGATCTTCAAGACACCCTGGAAGAAGGATCGGTTCAGGCCGAACGTGTACGACAAGCCCGAATAAAGGTTATTTTTGCTGAAGAAGCGCAAATTGATACTCTGGTACAAGAGTCGTTATCCCCCCTCCAAGACTTTATCAGCACATCGTTTGGGCCGAAAATAAAAGAGCAGATTGCGGCCTTAGATATCCAGATGTTGGACTATGAAGCAACCCTGCAAGCGTTGGAAGCGGAACATCTCCTGTCTGCTGACGCGGCGGAGGAGTACCGCGCGCGCCTGGCCGCCGCACGCGATGAGCACGTGGGGCAATTGGTACAGGAGTCCTTACAACCGCTCAAAGATTTTATCGACACCGCGTTTGGACCGAGTGTGGAAGACCAGATTGCGGCCTTAGATCTCCAGATGTTGAGCTATGAACGGACCCTCCAAGACTTGGAAAGTGCACACCTCCTATCCGCTGAAGCGGCGGATGAATATCGTCAGCGACTGGCGGCGGCGCGCGACGTACAAGCCCAACAAATTGAGATCGATAGCATCCCCGGCGTGCGGGTGCTCGTCCCTGCCCTCAAAAATCTCGGCAATACTTTGGGCCAATCGTTCGCCGCCGCCTACATTGCCGCATTGGAGAAGGTCAATTTCAATCCGGCCAAACTCAATTTTAATAAGCTCGGGGCAGAGCTGGAGCGGATCATGAACCGGGCCGCTTTTGATGCGGTGACCGCCGCTTTATTCGATGCCTTCATTACGGCGCCCGTGAACGTGATAGTGCAATCGCTCTTTGGGGCCTTGGTGGGCCCGTTGATTACGGCCGGGCTGGCCGGTGGCGCCGCCTTTGCCGGCGCTGTTATTGGTGCCACGAATCAAGTGATCGATGCGCTCAAGGTGATTCTGCCGGTCCTGAAAGAGGTCCTCCAATCGCCTGAATTGCAAGCCTTCCTCAGGGACCTCGATTTAGGGGGAGGAGGTGCGGGAGCCAGTGCAGGCGGGGGTGGCGGCGGCGGCGGAGGAGGAGGAGCAAGCGGTGAGCCAGCATTTAGTTCCATTACCAATTTGGAAGAATTTCTGGCTGCGATACGGAAAGAAATTCGCGCGTTTGCAGACGATTCCGCCCCCTCCCTTGTGGGTGCCCTCAAGGCGATACGAGAAGAAGCCGAGGTCTTGGCAGATGCCCTGACGAAAAGTATTCTCGAAGAAGCACGCCGGGCCGCGGCTGCAACGTTTGTGCGTCGCCCAGGGGACGGGGCTTTTACGTCATCGCCAGAAGCACGCGTTGCGATCATGGAAGCCGCGGCACGAGACCTGTTTGAGACCTTAGCGGAACTTGCGGAAAATATGGCGGCGCGGATGACGAAAGCCATTCAAGATCAACTGCGACCAGCCAATGACTTTCTCCATAGCCTGGACAGTCAGCGTAGTGGGTTTGTGCAACTTATTGAAGAATATAATGCCGCGAATGAAAGTATCGATCACGCAGCGGCGAGTGTGGCAGACCTCGTTGATGTCCAGACCTTGTACGATGCGGTGAATGCACAACTCGCGGCGCGGATCACGGCACTCATATCTGAAGTGCTGGCGCCGCTGGACGAGCAAATCAAAAAATTACTGGATCATGACCCGCGCCCGCTCGGCGAAGTCTTAGGCGACCTGGCGGGCGCGCAGACGTTCGAGGCCGTGCAGGAATTGCAAGACGAAGTCTTGGCAGCCTTTGAGAAGATGCGCGAAGACGCCCGCAAGCCGTTGGAAGACGCCTCAAAGGACCGCGTGAAGGCGATTGAAGAAGAGCGCGATGCCGAGCTCAAGTCGATTGAGGAACGACGCAAAGCCGCGACCAAAGCGATTGAGGAACAGATTGCCAGTCTGCAAAAAATACGCGATTTTCTCGCTGATATTCCGACGGTCATTGCCAATGCAAAACAGGCGCTCCTCGGCGTCCTAGGTGACTTCAGTGCTCTGCTCGCAGACATTGCGCAGACGGAAAGCTTAGAAGAACTTCAGAAGCTGCAAGCCGAAGGGATTACGCTGATTACCAATCTCCTGAATAAACAAAAGCAAGCAGCGGAAGCGGCGTCCCGCGAGCGTATTCAAGCCCTCGAAAAAGAACAACAACTGGAACAAGAAGTCCTCGAAGACCGGATCAATTCCATTGATCGTCTGATCGACTTGCAGCGACAAGAAGTCGATGCCAAGCGCGAGGCGGCGCGGGCACAGATTGAAGCGGCGCAGTCCCTGCGCGCAACACTGGCGAGTCTCACAAAAAGTTTTAGTGAATTACGAGCCGCCGCGGAAGCCGCCACGCAAGACCGCATCCAGGCACTGCAAGAGGAACACCAACTCATCGCAGACGGACTCACGGAACGCGTGGGATTGCTTGAGAAACTCTTAGGTCTGCAACGCCAGGAAATAGACGAGAAACGCGCTGCTGCGCACGAGCAGATTCAGGCCGCGCGCTCCCTGCGTGAAAATTTGTTTGATGAAAAAACATTCGGTGCAACCAGTGCCTTGACCGGGTCGCAACAATTCGCGCAGGGGCTCAAGGAGATTACGGCCCTGGCACAGAAGATTACCGGGGGGAAGGGAACGGCAGAGGATATTGCCCGGTTTGAGGCGCTGATTGCTCCTCTTCGTGACGTGAACAAAGAACTTTTTGCCGGTACGACCAAAGGCATTGCGCAGGGGGGCCGACTCAATGATCTGATTGTGACGGTGGCCAACTCGCTCGAAAAGCAGGGGAAAACGACCCTCAAGCAAACCGGTGGCGTAGAAGGCACGAACACGCGACTGGACGAAATTCGGGAACTCGAAAAAGAATTGAATCTCAAAGCCGGCGCAACGGTGAAGGTTCTCGAACAATTGCGTGACCAAACGAATATAAAATTGTTGGCTTCACAAGAGACGCTGACGAAGGCGATTGGCAAAGAAGAAGCCGCCCTGGAGCAGACAAAGAAGGAATTAGAAAAAGCTGCTTTGGCAGAACTGAGGGGCTTGCAAGGACAGTTTGCATGGCTGGCCAAAAAGATTACTGAGGGGCGGGGCACGGCAGACGATATTGCGAAGTTTGAGGGGTTGATCGGCCCCATCAATGAACTCAACCTGGCCCTGTTTGGCGAAACCGCGAAGGGCGTGAGGCAGGGGCTGCTCCTCAACGACATCGTCAAAACCGTGGCTGACTCACTCGAAGAGCAAGGGAAAGAGACGCTCCGGCAATTAGAAGGCGTCAAAGGAACAAACACGCGGTTAGACGACATCCGAGAACTCGAAAAAGAACTGAACATTAAAGCCGGCACGAGTGAAGAAACGCTGCAAAAAATGCGGGACAAATTAAGCGCCGATATCATTGCCTCGCAGGAAGCGCTTGCAGAAGCGATTGCCAAAGAAGAAGCCGCCCTGAAGGCGACGATAGAAAGCCTTGAAGAAGCCGCGATTGCACAGCTCACCGCATTGGAAAAGGCATTGACCGAGCAAGCGAAGGTCCTTGTTGCCGCCATAGATGAGGGTGAACTCACCCAGAAGCTTGAGGCAATTAATGCGACGTTTGCCGCAGAGGAAAAAGCCACCCGCGATGCGTTTGCGGTGATCATCAAAGCGGAGCAAGACGCATTGACGGCAGCATTACAGGCATTAGATGTCAGTTTAGCCGGAGAACTGACGCAAATACGCGCACTGTTCGCCGCACGACTTGCCACCCTGTCTACGGCCACGGTAGCCGCCACGAAAGAGAGCGGTAAAAGCGTGGTCGATACCATTACCGTGAAGGTGGCGCCGCTCCTACAAACACTGGTGGCCGATGCCCTCAAACAAGCCGCGCACGGGCAACCCTGGTGGAATGCGAATGGGGTGAGTGCTTTTACCAGAACCATGCAAGGCCTCTTCAATCAATATTTTACGCCCGGCGGTGCAACGCCAGTCGTTTTGCCTGCGCTGCCCCCAGTTTTCGTCCCCGTGACGCCGGCGGGCGTGCCGACAGGCGGCGATCCCTATTGGGCGCCGCCGGATTTGAATCCGCCTGGGTACGACCCGAATGCTCCCTTGGGGGCTGCGCATGGACTCCATACGACGGTCCGACGAAACGAACTTCCTATTCTGGCGCACCGTGGGGAGCAAGTCGATATCTGGACCGCAGCGGAAACGGCGCAGATGCGACAACACAGGCCACAATCGTCTGTTGCTCCCGTGATTAATATCACTATTCACGCGGCGCCTGGGATGAATGAACGGACCCTGGCAGATAAAGTGATACACGAACTGGGGCGCCGACAGAAAAACTTAGAGGTCCGCTAACCATGGCAGGGCGTTTCCATACGGTCTTGCGCGTCCCGCCATTTGGTGTCAGTGGCCTTCCCCTCGCGCCTCCTCCTCCGCCGCCATCCCCTCCCCCCCCGGTCGATCTCTCCCCCACCAATCTGACTGGGGACGGACGGTTGTATACGGTCTTACGGCAGTATGGCACACGCCTGATTTTGTGGGGCTCTTTCGATACACGCAAAGCGGGCATTGATGGTGGAATAGATCAGACCCACGTCTTTCGGGCGAGTTCGCAGCCGGGCTATTATTGGGGCTCCACAGCGGGGGGAAATTTTCAGCATTTTCCACACTTCTGGTCCTCGGGCGTCCGCCTCAAGCGGTCCGCACAAAATATCCTGCAAGGCGATCCCATCACCTCGACTGTCACCGCCAGTGGGAGTCTCACGTTTTTCAATCACAACAAAGAACTGGATGCGGTGTTCGGCGCAACGGGATTCAGTACGGACGGCGAATCGTTCGAGATTGGCGTGACGGCCATTCCGAGCGAATATACGAGCCTGCCCCTCGGGGCGCAAACGTCACTCTTGCTGTCTGGCAGACTGGGGATGCGGACGGTCACGGATACAGACATTCAGATTCCGATCGGTAGTTCCCTAGATCAGCTGGATGATGCGTTGGCCACAGAGATTATTACGGCGGACGAGTATCCTTTAGCCCCTGCTGCCGTCGTGGGACGCACGATCCCCTTGCTCCTCGGCACGTGCCATGGGGTTGAATTGATTCTCGTAAATACGGCGGAGCAAGGCGGGCGATACCTGATGGCCAGTCACCCTTGTGCGGGAGGCGCGTTCTATCGCAATGGCCTCGCGATGACGCTAGGCGTGGAGTATACCGCAGAGTTTGACGGGCTCTATGGACGGGCCTACATTATCCTGACGACAGGACTGCAAGGCGCACGGATTACCGGAGACATCCAGGGTGTTATGCCCGCTCATCTCGGTGGGTTCAGCGATCAATTGATGGACTTGAATCTCTATATTCTGAATGCCGTCGGCATTGATATCACGCGCATTGATCCCGTGTTGTTGGCGGAATGTTACCAGATCTTTCCGTATGCCATGGACTACCCCATACTCGAAGAGACCTCTGCCAAAGCCGTGTGGGACACCTTAAATGCGGGCATTCCGCTCCTCCTGGAGCAATTGCGCACGGGGCAGTATACCCTCCGCCCCTGGACTGTCCCTAGTAGTGATCCCGTCGTGATCCTCACGGATACGGATCTGCTCCGTCATGAAATGACAGAAATGGAAAAGATCGGGGGGACGATACTACACTATGCGCCGAATGCAACGATCCTGGCAGAAGCGGATGTGGCGGGCATCCTCTTGGAAACAAACCCGGACCGCGTCGCGATTCTGGCCCAGGCGTTCCAAACCTTGACTGTGCGCATCCCCGGTGCGCACGCCCATCAAGTGCTCCATACCGCTACCACACGTCTCATCCATCGCGCCGATGCCGAAGCCTTAGCGGCACTCCGTAATACCCTCTTTGGGCGCCCGCGCATTCAACATAAAGTGACGGTCGGCTCGTTCGGGGCGGCCGTGACGGGACTCGGCGACGTCGTGCAGATCGTCCGTCCCCGCTTACGCCTGAACCAGTTGCCTGGCTTGGCACGCGTGGCCGATATCGAAGAGGAGTGGAACTCAGGAGGTGTCGCCATGACCTTACTGTTGGTGGAGGAGGCCCGGTAACATGGCCATTACGACACACGCCAAAATGGTGTCCCCGATGCTGAATCGGGTGTTATCCGCCACCATCACAGCAAGTCAGACGCCCCTGAATGACTTGTCAGACATGAACGATAGCCGACGTGGACTGGCGACGCTCTTTGCAGCGACGAGTGTCGATATTGATTTCGATCTCGGTCCTCGTGGTCCCTACAATATCACCTTTGCCTCCGTGTTTGCGGATAGCCTGTCTGTTGCGGGTCGCGTGGTTTGGAAAAGCAAGGCCACGGTGGGAGCCGGCTACACGACCCAGCAAACGATTGCCATTTTTAGTCCCCTGACGAGTGATGGGGCAGATGGGTTTGGCGCCGATGAACGCGGAGCGGACGAATATCCGACACCCGATGTGCGACAATACCCGGCGCATCCGCCCTATTATGTCCTGTTTGCCACGCCGATCAATCATCGGTACTGGCGTGTGTCTCTCACCAATGATGATGATATGATCAGCGTCTCCATTCCGATCCTGGCCACCCTCTGGGAAGTCCCCACGACGGCGGCGGGCCTGACGGATCGGGTGAGCCGTTCCATTCTTGATAGCAGCACCAAACAACAGAGCCTCTCCGGGGCCGATACGATCAACCCAGGCGTGCAGCATGTGCAGCTCTCCTTCTCGTTTGCCCTCTTTGAGGCAAGCGAAGCCTGGAAAACGTTAGCCTATTGGTTCGAGCAACACGGCACGCGCGATCCGTATTTTGTGATCTTGCAACCGCCGGCGAGTGCCAGCCATCTGAGCAACGTGGCAAGCGCGGCAGGGTATGAAATGCTGCGGACCATGCTGTACGGGACGTTTACGGAACTCCCTGCCACGGATGTGTTGGCAGGACGGGGCGGAACGAGTACAGTGGATATGGTAGGATTTACCATCGTGGAAAGTCTGTGACACGCGACGGGGAGAACAAGATGATAGAACGGGAACGCATGTACGTCCGTGACACCGGGTATGACGTTCCTCCGTCAGATCAGGACCGTCACGCCGAAAAAGAGTCCCCCGACACCATTGCCGATGATCTGTTCCTGCGCCTGCAAGTGGCGTGGCTCGACTATCAGGTCGAAGTCCAAAAGACATTGCGATTACAGGACCAACTTCAGGCGCAGGGAGCGATTGCCCACGACAAGGAACAGACCTGGAATGCGGCACTCGATCAGGCCCGCACAGCACATGGCAAAACAGACAGTGACGGCATTGATATGGTGCATCGGGTGTGGGTCAAAGCGCCGGCAAAGGAATAAGATATGGCCATTACTGTCAAGCCGATTACTGGCCTGCAAAAAACCGACGCCGGGCACGCGACCTGGAATGCCGATTCCATCATTTTCAATGTGGACTTAGTGGAAACCTGGTTTCAGACGGGCCCGTTCCTCAAGGAATCGCTCGGGGGCCTAGGCAGTACGATGGCCAACATTGCGCCGGCGGCGGCGTTTGGCGTGACGGTGCCGGTCAATAATAACTTTGCCGCGACGGTCAGTGGGACGGGCATTATCAGTTTGACAGGGCCGACGCAGATGAGCACGGCCACGCAGTTTGCGACAGGTGCGACGGGGGGCATGACGTTTACCGGGGATACGGATACGTCCATCACGCGGACCGCATCCAATGAACTCACCCTCACCACCGGCGGCACTGTGGCCCTGGTGATCAATAGTGCACAAAATGTCGGTATTGGAACGGCCGCGCCTGGTCTCAAATTAGATGTCGTCGGCGCATCGATGCGTGTGCTCAACCCGGTAGGAGTTGGGACGGCGACATTGTATCTGGAAAATGGGGCAACGACGCCGGGCAGTACAGTCCAATCAGGAAATCTCTATTTCAGAGGGCAAGACGCAGCGGGAACCGTGGTCGCAACTGCGCGACTCGTCGGAATGATGCAAGTGGATACGGCGGGCGCGCATGAGGGGAGCCTGCTCTTTTACACCGCGCGCGCCGGCACGGTGACCGAGGCCATGCGGATTCGGGAAAGCGGAAATGTGGGAATCAATACGATCAGCCCACAGGAACTCCTCGATGTCAATGGCAATGTCATCATTCGGGGAGCCATAAAACAAGCTGCATCGGGCACGCTTGGCGTTATCTTGAATGCCATTGTTGGGGCAACGGCTTCTCTGCAACGCTGGCAGTACGATGGTGTCACGCGGGGGTCTTTTACCACAACGGCAACACAAAACCGTTTGACGTTAAACGCAGCCGATTTTGGGAACGATGCGTTAGGAACACAACTCCGGTTGGAACGGAATACCAATACGACGAGTCCTGGCGCAGGACATCTCTTAGTGTACATGAAGGGTGGTGCATTCCGGTATTTATGGCCTGATGATGTCGGGGATTGGCGCTCGGCGGCAGGCCAGCCCGTGGGAACGGGTGATTTAGGTGGGCAGGTCGTGGGAACGCAGACGAGTCAGCTGGCGGCGAAGGATCTCTTACAACAATGGCACGATCCGTTCCCGGCCTTACAAGCGGTCCTCGACACGCCGATTTACGACTTTCAGTACAAGGAAAATGAAAACGGCATCCGCAAATATCAGGGCGAGGTGTTTACGGGGCCGGTCACGGATTATAGCCCCCATTTTGGGATGGACCAGAACAAAGTGCTCAATCCGTCCAATGTGGCGGGGTATCTCACACTGAGTATTCAGGCGTTGCATCAGCTGATTACCCCGCTCATCGCCCGCATCGAACAGCTTGAGGAGGCGTGAGGACCATGGCCAACATGCGACATAGACACGATTTTGTCCTGACGCTGGCACCCAATCAGTCGATTGCCGGGCATTTTCAAGTGGCTCTCAATCTGGATACCGATCCGATCACCTATGTCGTGAGCGGCGCCTTCGGGGCGAAAACCTTTACCATGTCGTATGCGACCCCGGCGGCGGCGAAAGCGGGGCTCGATCAGATCTTCCTCCCCATTCATCTGTTCCTGGAAGATTTAGAGCAGAGTGCGCCTCGGGAGGCGCCAGAAGTCTTGCGGTCCCATGTTTTTCTATTAGATTTCCCGAACACGGGAGGCGATAATCTTGTCGGGTCTCTGCAACTCAGTTTTGACTGGCAAGCGGTTGATCGCGCCCAGCTGTTGATGCAATTGGATGGGGCATCTATAACCGTCAAACGGGTGACCATAGAGGACGTGTTAGCGGCCTTGCAGCCGCTCAGTACCATACGGGCATGGTTAGTCATGCATGCCCGTATGGATATCGCGAATTTTTGAAGCAGGAGGAAAAAAATGAAACCCACACACACGGCGGACGTTATTCAAAAGTTATCTGAGGCCTTTCTCGACGGTCTCCAGCGTGGCAGAGACAAAACGGGGGACGCGGCGACGACCGCTCCCGCCGTGGTGTCTATTACGCGCCTGGCCGATGGACACTTCCTGATCATGCCTGGCACGGGCACGTTGGCAGACGCACGCGCCGTGTCTCTGAGTGATCTCGATGCCACGCTGCTGGCTATGCTGGGCGTCTCACCGGACGATCTGATCGCACACGAACAGAAATTACACTAGCCCACGAGGGAGTGACCACACCATGACGCCTGAGGGTGGCGGTTTTCCGCCACCGACACCAGAAGAACAAGACCATATGCATCGGTTTGCCTGGAAGATCGTTCGCCGGATGAAATTTCGCGCCCATGAGGCAGAGGAGTTTGTCCAGGATCTAGAGATGGCAGGTTGGGTGGCATTTTATACCTACCCACACCTGCCAGACGCGAAACGGTGGGACCGGGTCTGGAATGCCATGATGGACGCGTGGTGTTTATGGCGGTTTGGCGTCACGCATCGCGGCACAAAAGAACACATCCCCCGGGTGGTCGATTTTGTGCCGCTTGACGAGTGGCAGGCAGACGCGACGATACAGGAGGAGGCCCGTGTGGAAGCACGTGATATCCTGCATCAGCTGTGTGAACAGATTGTGAGATCTCCTCGGTATCGCGGCTTGGCCCCGAGTCTGCGCGGGATTGCCTTGGCAGATGGCGCCCCACTGACCCCAGCAGAACGGGAACACTGTGGGATTCGTGCCTCATGGATATTGAGTGAGCATAAAAAACTCTTGCGCAAAATGGTCGCGAAAATAGGAGGTTGAGAACCTTGTTGTCAGGCTATAAAACCTATATTGTCGGCGCCCTGTTGGGCGTCACGGCTGCGGCAGAATATCTCAATTTTATTGATGCCGACACGGGCGCCCAACTCCGGACGCTCCTGCTGGGGGGTGGTCTGATCACCCTCCGTGCAGGCGTCAAAACAGCGGGGGCCGCCCAGAACGGTCAACTACACAGAAGGGTCATCTTCCCATGACGGAGATCGTGCTGTTCCAGTTTAGTGCAAGCGAGTGGATCGCGATCATCACCATCATGGGTGTGGTCTTGGTCAACATTATTAATGCGCTCCGCATGGATCGCAAAATAGACCGCGTGGCCGAGGTCATGGCGGAAGGCAATCAAAAAGTCGGCGCTATTGATACGAAGGTCGGGACGATGAAGGCAGAGATTGATGGGCGCCTGACGGAATATCGGAGACTGGTGGAAGCAAAGGCAGTCGTGGACGTCGCGGCCGCGTTGGTGCAAGGCCGCACGCAAGGGATACACGAGGAGCGCATCCGCAAGACAGATGCTGCAGAAGGCGTGTTGGAAACGGCACGCGGGGTGGCCAAAGAGGTCTTGGCGGCGGCGACAGCCGCGACGGTTGACTCGGTCGCAGACGTGGCCGCCGACGGCATTATCCAGATGGATGCCACCGGTATCATGACATACGCTAATGCGGTGGTGTGTCTCTTGTCAGGGTATGCGGCGCAGGAGTTGATAGGCCACTCGATCGAAAAGCTGATGCCCACCTATCTTGTCGCTCGGCACCGGAAGAGCTTTGCTGACTATGTGGCGACGGGGAAGAGGCATCTCGATTGGTCTCGCGTCCAGGTGGCGATGATCACAGCGCGGGGCACAGAAGTGCCGATCACGATTTCGTTCGGTGATCGCGTCATAGATGGGCAACGGACTTTCGTTGGGGTGATGAGAAAGCGGTAGTTCGATACGCCGATACGCCGATACGCCGATACTGACCACGCAGAAGAAGAAACCGGGCTCGTTGGGTAGTGAGGATGCGTCGGTTCCCGTCATTTGTCATGAACATGTCTCCCACACTGATCGAAATCATCACGGCACTCGGCGTACTGGTCACGGCACTCGGCGTACTGGTCACGGCCGTGTTGTCTGGTATTGCCGCCATTATCGCCGCCAAAATCAAGACGCAGACGCAAGAGACACACCAGGCCGTCAACAGCCGGATGGATGAATTCAAACGACTCTTTGAATCCAGTTTTATCGCGCGGGGGAAATTAGAGGAGCGTCAGAACATGGAGAACCGGCAGAAAGAAGATCTCCTGTCCACCAAAGAGATCACGAAGAAAGAAGAAAAAGGAGATATCACACACCGTGACCTCTGAGGGACGATTATGTAAACTTCTTTTTCAGCCGTGCATATTCCGTAAGCTCAGCAGCATTGGCCGCCTCAAATTTTTCCCAGGCCTCGACCTCTTGGACACACGGTCGCCGGAGGCGCGCAAGAGAACAGTGGTCAGGACCAATTTCGAGATAGTCTCGATAGTGTTGCCACTCGCCTGTCAACCGACGCTCTGATCCTATAAATTCAACGCACGTCATGGCGGTATCATCCCCGACTTGTCGATAGCTAAAAATCATGCCATGGATCGTGCCTAAATCATACAGTTGTTGAAGATACGGACTGGGTTTTTTCAAGGGACTACTCTCCTGCGTGTGTGTGAAAGAGCGCCAGCGCCGCCAGGAGACATTCCTGACAGATGCACGCCGTGGCAGATTCATAATATCGCTCTTCCCCCAGTTCGATCACCATTTCAAAGTCTTCGTCGCACTCATCACAGTGACATCGCGTCCATGTGCTATTTCCTATGATGGCATCCACTACATCTGGGTCCGGATCAGGACCGAGTGCAGACAAGTCTTCGTACATGCGATGCCTGCTGCTCTCGGTATTTGCATAGATATTCCACTGATTGTACCAGTCTGTGACGACGGTTGCGGCGCGACTGCGCCGGGTGTGTAGTTTCATACTATGTGCTCCCTATTTGTGTTGTTGATCGATATACATGACGGCGATCCCATGCCCATACGCGTCCCCGGTCTGTACATTTTCGGTATAGGTCGCGTGAATAATGGCATCACATTGGTTGCCGTATGCCGCATAGGCCAGTTCTTTGAGTTTCTGCGCCATGCCCTGCGGCGTCAATTTTCGCGTCCATCCCGCGACGGCGCGTTCCAACCGGGACCGCGCAAAAGAATCATAGAGGAGACTACTCATATTGATGTACTTGGTCGTGTCAAAGGACACCTCGCCCAGCGTCCGATAGGGAATGTTCATGTCACCGGTTGCATAGATAATTTTATCGGCGCCTGTGCCCTGCCCCTGTGCGTGCGCCTGCGCGGCCGCCTCCAGGCGCGGTAATTCATGCCGTCCTCCTGTTTGCAGGGTACACCCACTGCTGCCGAAAGCCCCCAGACACACGGTCCCGATCAAACTGATGGAAGCAAACGTGTTCATGCGAGTGTTTTTCCTTTCGTGGCCGGGGCCTGCTCCAGGTAGGCGCGCAGGACCGCTGGCAGGGACAGCTGCGAGCGCTGCTGCCAGCTCTCGCACTGCGCCCATTCCTGCTCCGTCAGGCAGAGCGGATCGGGGCGGCCCTTGGCGCGCCAAATCGTGTAGAGGCCGAAGGTGATGACCTCCTCGATGGCGTCGCACAGCTGGCGTTGGCTTGTCGTCACGCACGCCGCCGCCGCCTCCAGGAAGGGGCTCATGTCCTCATCGTAGCCTGCGTCCCGGAAGGTTTTGTCCATGGTGCGGAGCAGGGTGATGAGGTCGTCTCTGTCCGCGAGGTCTCTCTTCAGATCTTGGATGTTCATTAAAGTCTCCTTTCGCTGTTTATCGGCCTGCGTACTGCGCGCAGTTGTTGGCGCTGTACGATTCCCCGCCGGAAATCCGCCTGTTTTTGGTGACGCCTCGGCGGCCAGTGGTTTTACAATCGCTCTCGCAAGTCACTGTCGCTGACAAATGGGAGCTCGACCACTTCTCCCCAACGAAATAAGTCACGTTGTTGTTGATTGAGGAGCATAAAACTGACCTGTACGAATCTCCGGCTCCCTACGGGGTCAACGGCTTCCAACGACAAGCCCCAATCGTGATTTCCTCTTGGGCCATGTTCCTCATATTTTCCAACGCGTTTCAGTTTCATGTGCGTTTCTCCTTTCTGTGCTCCTGCTCCTGCTCGTGCTTCAGTCTCAATGGTGGTCGCTACTCAAGGGTAGGTTTTTAATCGGCCCAGCTGTGCGCCAAATTCAGCCGGCAGCGTCCAACTGACCTGCCTGCCCACATGCAACACGTGGAGTGCAGATCCCGGATGATGCCGGCTTCGTGTGGAAATGAGCTGGAGTGTGACGCCTGGCTCTAGCTCATAGGACCAGCCACCCTGCTGCAAGTCGCCCAGCACCTCCGGGGGCAGAATGTGGTCCGATCGCAGACGGTCAGGATCAAATTCTTGCAGCACGATTTGGAGTTGCCCAGGGCCCGTAATGACAAGGTCAGTATTGAGGTATTCGAGCATCCACTCAGTCATTATCTTCTCCTCGGTACGTGAGTATAGGGTTTCTTCAATGAGTTCCGCAGGTGTTGGCGCTGCAATATCCCCCGCCGAAAATCCACATATTTTTGTTGGCGCCTCAACGTTTTGAGTAAGTCTGTTTGTCGCTCTTGGTGTCGTCGTGTCTGATAGTAATCGTATTCGGAGTGCCGGTAAGGAGGCGGTTGATAGTTGGCAAACAGGGGATGATGGGCACATCCCCCGAACAACAGAGCGATGCCTATGATAATGCCAATATCAACCAGATAGCGGCCGATTCTCTTGTCTTTATTAAACATTTTGAAACTCACTTTGCAGCTGCTTCCGTGTGGGGGGGTCATGGTGTGTTCCTGGGAAAATGGCTATGAGTTCCTCCGCCGTGGCATAGAGCGATAAGGCCATCAGAGCCATGCGTAAATCGCGTACGTCAACATTTTTCTGTCTCCACCGACACAGGGCCTGCTCCATCTCCTTGTCCGTGTATCTCATCTGCCTGCTCCTTCCAATATCTTTCTTTTTTTTCCATGGCGGCCACGGCGGCTGTTCCCTCCCCATCCAAAAAATTATTACGGATGGCGCGGAGGGCCTGATACTGGCGCCATGTGATCGGGTGGCCACTCCAGGAGGTGGTGAGGATAAAATTTGAAGAGAGCAGCTCAAACGCACCGAAGGCACTCAGCCCACCGACTAGGCCGCCGTATGTGCCCGACCATACCCCACGGACCGTGACCTTGTAGAGAAGAGGGGATAGGTGAGAGCGGTAGATGACTGCCCCCTGGAAACACCCACTGGGGAGAGCCAAATCAAAGGTCTCCCCCCTCTGGGGGATGGGGGCGGAGAGCTCCCCCTCTCCATCATCGTGCATCGCCTCTCCCCCGATGGTGAGGACCGTGCTATACCCCATCCCTGGGGTATAGCTCCCGATCACATGGTTGTTGTCAATCGCTAGAGAAAATTGTAATTCGATATGTTCTGCTTTCATTTTTTTTTAGATCGATACGTTGGCGTAGCCGTCCACGCTCAGAATCGCGTGGACGGCATGCTGCGTAATAAGCCATCCCAACGCACTCTTGAGCAGCCAAAAGTGCTTGAGATCTCCCGTGCCGTCACCGCGCACAGCGGTGACGTAGAACCCGCTCGGGCTTTTTATTTGTAGCATCGTCATGATCTACTCCTGTGCCCGCCTCGAAGGGGGCGGGGGGTGGATGGTGTACTCTTATAGTCTATTGCGCTGTCTCAGCCACTTCTGGCAGATCACTTTAAAAGTCTCTGGCGTGGCCCTGAGTGTACTCCCCATCAGTCCACCTCCCTCGCATATCTGCCGTCTCTGTCCTGAGGTCAAGACCTCATAGACATATCCCCCATCGGTCGGCATTTCAAAAAGGTGACCTGTGATCGTGAGATTTTCCACTTTCGTTACTCCTTTGAGGCTCCGCCTCTGAGAGGCAGAGCCTCAGGGCGGGGAACTGCCGTTCCGGGGTTGCACCAACTCCGCGTCTCCAGTGATCGATCGCTCCGGCTCCTGGAGTGTGCCCTGTTGGAATCCGTCGCCCGTGTCCGTCCTGAGAAGCCGTACCGCATGACCTGACTGCGTCACGTCAGACGCGGCTGGGTTACTCGGGTTCTGCGTCGTCGTGCGGCCAGACCTGATCCAGCGCCTCCAGCGCGTTCTGGAGGTGCTGGAAATACACACTCCAGCAAGGATCGTGTGATCGGTCTTGTTGTTTCTTTAAGGCGCGGCCGAGGATAGAGGCCGCATAGATGACGTCAAGTTTATCGGAGAAATTTAAATGTCGTCTCATAGACTGTTGTTTCATTGTTCCTCTCCTGACGGCTGGCTGCTCATTTCCACAGCATACCGTTTTCGCACCTCTGCGAGATGCGCTGCTTCCGTCGTCGTGTCGGCGTCGTAGGGTGGCTCTGCCAGGAGAGCTAAGTCACGGAATGTGCCATAGCCAATGTCGCGCGCATGTATATTGAGGGCATGCGCTGCGTTGCACGCCGGACCTGCCCAAAGCAAGATGCCGTCATACGCGATCGTGTAGATTTCCATTTTTTGTTCTCCTCTGGTAAGCCCCGCCGGAGCGGGGGTGAGATGTTAGCGCAGGCGCAAGCCTTTGTGCCTGAGGGGTAACGGCCGTTCGTGCGTCGCCACAAAGATCGCGTTGGCTGCCAGGCGGGTCTGTGTCTTGACCTCCTCTTGATCCAGATCCGGACACACCGCCCGGATTTTGGCCAGCAGGTGCGCGAGCAGGCGCCTGCGCGGTTGACCGTGCGCCAGGTAGGCTGCACGGGTGGCGGGGAT